GTCGAATTCTTCAGTAATACAACTGGCAGGGTTATCGTACCTGGGATATAACCTCATCCCTGCTTTTATCGGGCATTTTAGCTTCAATCCATGTAAATATTGCTCGGCTAGCAATTCGCCCCCATTATGAGATACAACTGTCTTGTTCGGGTGATTCTCTTGACCAGCAGCTTCATACACCTCCTGCATGCATTGAAGAAACTTCAAGGCATTTTGTTTAGCTTGTGCACCGCTACCTTTAGCTGCGATACGAACCGCTCCATCGTCGATGAATACGGCTGATATTGCTTTGCCAACTATATACCCCTTCGCTTTTGCAAGCCTACATGCTGCTGAGATTAAGTCAGCATGAAATAGTGTCATCATCCTTCCCCTGAAACCTTCCAAATCAGCGCCTTTATTCTGGTAATGCATTACAAGTCCATTAGTCGTGTGTAAGATAGTACTGTAGGATCCTATTTTGAGCATAGCATTTATTGGTTCATAAGAGAAAACATCAGCCCAGAATTGATGGAGATCTTTCAGTACGCTAGGACTAAATTTAGTTGAGAATTTTGATAGATCAAAAGTCACCACATAGCATGTAGATTCACCATGCACACCTAATATGCTAGACATATCATTGACGTTAAACAAGTGAGACAATTTATCTGCCCTAGTCAAAGCATCCATCCCTTGCAAAGATGCAGGATAATACCTGGCTAACCTCGATAGGTTACCTTCTAGTTCTCCCAACAAGATCCTTTGACGTGGTGGTGCCATGAAGAATAGGCGAGATCCAGGTTTGTGACTTTCTCCTTTATAAGCAACCCTCACATAATTGTCCTCGTCTAGTGTGCCATTTAGTAACTTCTGTGCATCTTCCTTAGTGTCAATAGCATCCCTATGTTCAAGATACCACAGGAGGAAATTCTTGTCTTTAGGCTTCATTTTAGAATTAATCTCATCGCTCATCTTAGCTAAGACAGTGGTCCTGTCTTTGATCTGGCCTGTTACATCCCTACCATAACTATAATAAGGGAACAAATTCTTCGGTGTCCATTTATCTAGACTCTCTTCAGTAGGACCGTCCCTAATTATGTCTAAATCTATAGGCCACTCACCATTCATCTTCCTGTAAGCAGTAGCTATGTTGAGCTTCCTTTCCTTTACTATGAGACTCCATAGAGTTTGCATCCGAGTGCTCGCATCTGCATCTAGGCCACTAGGCCTTGAGTTCATGTGACATGCCTGTAACTCAGTGAAAGCATATGTGGAATCATAGTCAGGTGGAGGTATCCATTTGTATACATTGAGAAGTTCTAACCACCTAGCTTTAGGCACACCTACAAAGTTGTCTTCAAAAGCCCCCAGGTCGATGATATTTTGTAACCCCTTCTTTTGAAACTCATCCAAAGCAACAACTTCTGAGTCTTTCATCTCATTATTGAATAGCTTCATTTGTAGGAAAGCTCTAGCTTTATGGAAAGCCTGTGCTACCTTGTCTGAGTTGTGACCTCTGCTATTACCTATAGCATCTAACGTCATTCTTAGGATACTTACGGTCTTCTCTAACATGGTTCTATCATTGGCATATTCATGGCAACTATGGTCAAGTAAATTACCTATCTTAGCACTAGCTTCTATGAGCATATTCAGATGATTTCTAGTGAAAACTAAGCCTCTATTCTGATACTCAGAGCTACCAACCATAATGACTAACTTGCCAATATACCCACCATAGTATATTCTATCACCATGCTGGAAGTGTTTCTTTTGATCAATCATCTGGAATTCTTCTGCTTTGTAGTCTATACTACGAGTGACAAATTTCCAGGCCTCAGAGAAGTCCTCAAACATACGAGCATAATTCTGTACTGCTTCGGACACCTTTTCCCATTCAGCTGCAAAACTAGATGGTGTTATCATAGTGGAAGGTCCTACTATGTCCCTAATCGCTCTAATTAGTGGTTCAATCTTATGATACTTATACTGACAAGCTACTTGGAATTTACCAATAGCACATGCGTATATAAGCTTGTAGACAGCGCTCATTCCTAAAGACCAAGACGTAACATGCTTAGTTAGCTCCAATATATCCTCCTTAGCATCTTCATCAGGAACCTCGGGTAACCAATCACACTCTAACGCAACCTCATCCCAGGTAGTGTGCTCGTCAAATGGTACTATATCACCCTGAGGTTGGAGATATGGAGTGATTTTCGAGCCTAAAATCTTAGGAGCTAAGAAAGGAACATATTCATAGATAGCCTGTGCTACATCTAATTTATATGTGGTTGCTTCCCAGACAGACATTATTACAGACACTGATTGTACACTTAATAAATTACCCTTAAGTCACCCGGTGTATGTGGGCCCTAATCAGTATATGATTATTCGAG